GATGATACAATCGGCGCAGCAGTTTGGGCAGTTGTTGCAGTTGGTAGTATTACATCGGTGACAGGCACAGCACCAATCGCATCAAGTGGAGGAGCAACTCCAGACATCAGTATCTCTCAAGCCGATGCAAGCACTGATGGATACTTAACCTCAACAGATTGGAACACGTTTGACGGCAAGTTCAATGTGCCAACTGGATTGGTCACAGACTACCTTGATGGCTTAGGAACACCGACTCCATTCCCTGCAATACCAACGGGCACTGTGACATCGGTTGACCTTACGATGCCTGTTGCATTCACTGTCACTGGCAACCCTGTAACATCGAGCGGAACATTGGCGGTTGCAGCGGCAGGGCTTTCAACGCAATACATTAGAGGCGATGGTCAACTTGCAAACTTCCCGACATCAAGTGGAGGCGGATCAAGTGTTAGCTACTACCTCAACGGATCAGTTGCTCAAGGGACACTTGGAGGTGTGGCATTTAAGCAGATGAGCGGAACTCCAGTCATTGGAGCAGGAACAGACTTTACTATCAATGCCGATGGATACATTCAGTCTTTTATCACTGATGCAAGTGTACCAAATCAGTTGTTAATTCCGCCAGGTAATTGGAATTTCGAGATATTTATGTCTGCTGACTCAGCAGGGGGTACACCAAGATTCTACATTGAGCTTTACAAGCTTAGCGCAGGAACATTAACACTGCTTGCATCAAGCTCTGCAAATCCTGAGTTCATCACCAATGGCACTCAGATTGACCTATACACAACGGCGGTTGCAGTACCAAGCACAGTACTTCTTGCAGCTGACAGACTTGCCATAAGAGTATACGTAATACATAGCAGCAAGACAATAACGCTGCACACTGAAGATAATCACCTATGCCAAGTCATTACAACTTTCTCCACTGGCTTGACCTCGCTTAATGGACTGACTGCTCAGACTCAGCTGCTCGCAGTTGGAACGGCAGGCACTGACTTTGCGATTAACTCCACAAGTGCTACTCATACCTTTAACCTACCTACGGCAAGTGCTGCCAACAGAGGTGCATTGAGCACAGCTGATTGGACGGCATTTGATGCTAAGCAAGCAGCACTGGTAAGCGGCACCAACATCAAGACCATCAACTCGACTTCGATACTTGGCAGCGGAAACTATGCCACTCCCTTTGAGCTTGTTGTTGCGGCATCGGATGAGACCACTGCGCTTGCAACTGGAACGGCAAAGATTACTTTTAGAATGCCGAGAGCTGTCACACTTACAGCGGTAAGAGCATCGCTTACAACGGCTCAAGCAAGTGGCACAATATTCACCGTTGACATCAACGAAGGCGGCTCAAGTATCTTAAGCACTAAGCTAACCATTGACAATACAGAAACTACAAGTACAACGGCTGCCACTCCGCCAGTTATTAGCGACACTGCACTTGCTGATGATGCAGAGATTACAATCGACATCGACCAGATTGGAAATGGAACAGCCAAAGGATTGAAGGTAATGTTAATCGGTAACTACGCATGAGTTTCTTAGTTAACCCATATTCTTACGCTGGATGCGATTCTGATGCTTTGGCATTCTTAACTGCTACTGGTATTACCGATGCCACAATCACATCAGCTATTTGCACATTGGTGAAAACGATGAAAGCAGACGGAACGTGGTCAAAGTGTAATGCAATTTATCCGATGGTAGGTGGAACAAGTACCACTTGCATGTATAATTTGAAGTCACCTTTAAATGCTAATAGTTCATTCCGACTTAGCTTTGTCGGTGGATGGAGTTTTTCAGCAAACGGGGCATTGCCTAATGGAGTAAATTCCTACGCTGACACCTTCCTTGCAGGTAATGTTAACACTCAAAACAGCTCGCACCTTAGCTACTATTCAAGAAGCAATACAGCAGGCGGAGTTGGTGTGTTTAAGGTTGATATGGGTTATTTAAAATTGACTCCAACGGGGATAAATAATGTATTGATTTTAAAAAGAGATAATCTTTCTGCTGGTTTAATTAATACTGCAACATCATTAACATCTACAACTGCGTTGACTAATACTCAAGGTTTTTATTTAGCAAATAGAACAACATCAATATTAAACAGATTGTGGAAAAATGGCGTGGTAGTTAATAGCAGCGCAGATGTTAGTGTTGCGCCTTCAACTATTTCAAATTATATCGGTGCAAGAAATAGCCCTGATAATCTTGGTGTTCGTAACTTTACCGATAGGCAATGCGCATTTTCAACTATCGGCAGCGGCTTAACTGATGGCGAAGCGGCAGCACTTTACACCTCAGTACAAGCGTTTCAAACAACCTTATCTCGTCAAGTATAATGCAAGTCCACTTACTCACAGAAGAACAGGCAGGATGGCTCGATGGTGTCGAGTTCGTTGCTGACAATTACTTTAACCCAATCCAAGATGCAGATGGCAATTGGATAATCTCAACCCAAGAGGTAGAGCAGTCATCTCTTGATTGGGTAAAATTCTTACCTTTGATAACCTACAAACCTATAACGACATGGCAGGCGTAAAAATTACAGACTTAGGAACATTGACTGCACCAGTGAGTGCAGACTTACTATACATCGTGGATGTATCCGATACCTCACAATCTCCACAAGGCACATCGAAGCAAATTGAACTTGGCAACTTAACTGCATCGCTTGATATTGATAGTGGGGTGTTTACTCCTTTTTATGATAACTTAGTGCAAATTACTGCACCAGCTGCAGCATATACTGGGGCATGGACAAGGATTGGTGAGAACATATCCTTTGGAGTTCAACTTACTGGAGATTTATCTTTGGCTCAAACAAGTGGCTCATTTACTATCACACTACCTGAGATTGTCAACAATTTAGGCAATGATAATATTTCATTTATTATCGGTACTTATGATAATGTAACTGGAAATGAGAAAGCAATTATATATCCAAACATTGGAGCATTAACTGCAACAATTGAAATTGAAGGATACACGGCTGCATCAACTTTCTTTCTATTTGTAAATGCAATCTACAAAAGATGAAGACCTCATCTAACGGCATTCGACTCATACAGGAGTTTGAGGGCTTGCGCTTGACCAGTTACCTCTGTTCGGCAGGAGTGCCGACCATAGGATACGGCGCAACCTACTACCATGACGGCAGCAAGGTGAAGCTCGGTCAGACCATAACCAAAGAGCAAGCCAATCAGATGCTTATTGATCACCTTAAGGAGTTCGAGGGCAGCGTGCTTGGACTTCTTAACACCACCAAGGTGAATCAAAATCAGTTTGATGCGCTTGTAAGTTTTACCTATAACCTGGGCGCAGGCAACCTTGCCAAGTCGCAGCTGTTGAGGTTTGTAAAAGCCAATCCAAACGATCCGAGAATTGCAGCTGAGTTCCTCAAGTGGAACAGAGCAGGCGGCGAAGTTGTGACTGGGCTTGTAAGAAGACGTAAGAAAGAGGCGCAACTTTATTATGCAGCGGTTGTATAAGGTCTACCTGGCAAGGCATAAGACAGAGCCATTTGTTATGCTTGACGAGATGGACTTAACCTTTGAGCAGTTTGAGGAAAAATTAAAAACATCTTACGCATTTAATTTCATGTGGGGCAATGGCAAGTAAACCAGTTAGCAAACCAAGGCAAGTGCTTGACATACTGCTTAAGTACTGGAGGCCAACGATTGGCTCCTTGGTGATACTCGGTTCGGTCTTTGCGTTAATCTTCAAACAGATTACAACAGAAACACTTGCAGCAATTGTGGCCGCAATGGTAGCCGCAGGATACATACCTAAAAGCAACGACAATGGATGACGGCATCGACTCAGTACAAGTGATCACTACCCTCGATGAGGGTTGCGTGGTGGGTATTGGCTGCAAGGTCCATACGCATCATCATCGCATAGAGGTTAAGCCGCAAGTGATTTATCAGTCAATGGAGAAATTCACTATCTTTGGCAGGAACTATTGCACTAACCAATGGGGGCAAACTTACGAGCTACCACCAATTGAGCCAATGCCAGAGCCGATATTTATGCAGCAAACCTACGCAAGCGACACCATTCAACCGAGCACATCTGCATTCTTGCTTGCGCCAAAGCCAGAGGCAAAGATCATTATCAAGCCGCGCACTGAGTTCACCGAGTACAAGCCAACAATGGATGCCCCTATAATGGGCATGCTGCTAACATTTACAATCTACCTCACAGCGCAATGGGCATGGAGCTCGATGGGCGCATGGTCTAATCTTTACAGCGAACTCTCTACATGTCTTCGCTCTTCATCTTAGAGCATAGCATAGATTTATTCTATGTGGTTACTGATGAGCATGGGCTTATTGTCTCAAGCAATGAGCTGTTTAAAAATTACTCAAGCCACATCAAGCCTAGTAAGATAGGCGAAATCATAAGCATCGAAGGTGACAAAGATGATTTTATAAAAGCCATCGAGACAGCTCGCAAGCATTCGCCTGAGCCATCGCGTGTCTATGCTCGCACTCGCCAGAAGAACACATCAGATAGATACAACGT